GAAGGCCTGGGAGTGTTTTGGCAAGGAGCCATGCCCGCTCCCAGCGAGAGAACGAAAAGGGACCATTGACAAATCGGCTCATTGATGTTATAAGCATACCATACTGATTTGAACATAACGGTGGTCCTCCTCGCCGCCCCGCTAATTAGCGCGGGGGCGAGCCGATTCAAGGACTCCTCGGGTAAATACTGCCGTTGGATTGGCTGAGTCCAAATCGGACCTGAACGCGACGAGGTTGCCGACTTCTGTATCTAACATGTTATTGCTGTAAACATAACGGATGTTCCGAGGTGGATAATGTCATTGATAACATCGGGGCCGGCAGCGGCGGGCCCCACACGGCCGTGGCCGGCCGACCAGGTCGAGCACTGGCCGCTCGAGCGGTTGATAGCCTATGCGAACAATCCGCGGCTTCACAGCGAGGCCGACCTCGATAAAATTGCCGCATCGATCCGCAAATGGGGGTGGACGAATGCGGTCCTGGTAGACGAGCAAGGCGTGCTGATCGCCGGCCATGCGCGGGTTGGTGCAGCGGCGAGGTTGGGGCTGAAATCCATCCCGGTGATCGTCGCGCGCGGGTGGAGCGACGAGGAGAAACAGGGTTATCGCTTGGCCGACAATGAACTTGCGGCGCGATCGAGCTGGGACCCCAATCTGCTCCGCAGTGAGCTGAGTGATCTCAAATTCAGCGGTTTCGCTCTCGAACTGACCGGTTTCGAACCGGACCGGCTTGAAGACATCCTGGCCGGTTTGGGATCGAGCGGTCTGACCGATCCCGACAGCACCCCGGAAGTATCCGAAAACCCGCTCACGCAGTCCGGCGACATATGGCTGTTGGGAGATCACCGGATCGGCTGCGGCGATAGCACTAGTGCAGCGGATGTCGAGCCGGTGCTGACGGGATCGCGGCCTGACCTGATGGTCACCGATCCGCCTTATGGGGTCAATTATCATCCGTCCTGGCGCCGTTGCCTCGGTTCCGGCGCGCTGGCGCAAGGCAAGGTGCTCAACGACGATCGCGCCGATTGGCGGCAGGCCTATGCGCTGTTTACTGGCGATGTCGCCTATGTCTGGCACGGAGCACTGCACGGCGATGTGGCGGCTGCCGACCTCGCTGCTTGCGGGTTGCCGCTGCGCGCTCAGATTGTCTGGATCAAGCAGCACTTCACGCTGAGCCGCGGCCACTATCATTGGCAGCATGAAAACTGCTGGTACGCCGTGCGCGAAGGCAAGGCTGGTCACTGGCAGGGCGACCGCAGGCAGACCACAGTCTGGGAGATCGCGAATAACAATCCGTTCGGTAATCGACAGCGCGAGCAGAGCTGGGGGCACGGCACCCAAAAGCCGATCGAGTGCATGCGCCGTCCGATCGTCAATAACAGCCGACCCGGCCAATTAGTCTACGACCCATTTCTCGGCTCGGGCACGAGCCTGATCGCGGCCGAAATGACCGGCCGCATCTGCTGCGGTCTCGAGATCAGCCCTGCTTATGTCGATGTCATCCTGCGGCGCTGGCAAGCCTTCACCGGGCGCACCGCGATCCATCAAGCCTCGGGTCAATCGTTTGACGAGCGCGCCGGCAGCCAGGACCGCGATCGATCAGGGTCAGCCGATGGCTAGAAAGGCATTTGTCCTCAATGACATGGCACGCGAAAAGGTACGTCATCTGGCTGGGGTTGGGGTCCGTCAGGACGACATCGCCAAGATCATCGGCTGCGCGCCAAAGACGCTGCGCAAGCGTTGTCGTGATGACCTCGACCGTGGGGTGGCCGAGGCCAATGCCATGGTTTCCGGCTATTTGTTCGCCAACGCGAAGGCCGGCAATGTCGCGGCGCAGATCTTCTGGCTGAAGACACGGGCGCGTTGGCGCGAAAGCGCAGTGCTAGGCGACACGGCGTCAGGCAGCGATGCTGGGGGGAGTTCACCGGTCGTCCTCGTGCTGCCCGACAACAGCCGAGACCCCGAGCTGACGCCCGCGCTGCGCGGCGCACATAAACAAAATTTTTCGACAAATACAGACGGTGACCCGTGAACCGCAGGATCCATCGTCAGCCCGTTCCGCGTCGACATGAACACAGAGCGGACGCGCTCCGGAAGAGCGCTGCCGCGGACCCAACAACCCCGGCGCTCGGGGCATGACCAAGTCAGCTCCATTGGCGGCTGCCATCGCCGCGCAGCCCGGCCCGCAGACCGAATTTCTGCGCAGCCCGGCCGACATCTGCATTTATGGCGGCGCAGCGGGTGGTGGAAAGACGGTCGGATTGATCCTGGAACCACTGCGATACGCCACGCGGGTCGCCAATTTCACCGTGGTGTTCTTCCGGCGCACCACCCCGCAGATCACCAACCCCGGCGGGTTGTGGGATGAGAGCCAGAACTTCTATCCCCGGCTCCGCGGGATCCCGCATGTCGGAATGCGCGAGTGGCGCTGGCCGCGCGGCGGCAAGATCAAGTTCTCCCACCTGCAGTTCAACAGCACGGTTTATAACTGGCAAGGAGCGCAGATTGCGCTGATCTGTTTTGACGAGCTGACGCATTTCACGGCGCATCAGTTCTTCTACATGGTCAGCCGCAACCGCTCGACCTGCGGTGTGCGACCCTACATCCGCGCCACCTGCAACCCCGACGCCGACAGCTGGGTCGCCGACTTCCTGGCGTGGTGGATCGACCCCGAGAGCGGGCTGCCGATCCCGGAGCGGGCCGGCGTGATGCGCTATTACGTCCGTGTCGCGGAGAAGACCATCTGGGCCGACCGGCCTGAGGAATTGATGCAACACCTCCCCCGCCCGGAGGACTTGCCACCAAGCATCGACCCGCCGAGGCCGATCAGCGTCACGTTTATCCCCGCAACCGTGTTCGACAACCCAATTCTCCTCCGGAGCAACCCGGAGTACCATGCTTGGCTACTGTCATTGCCGACGCTCGAGCGCGAGCGGCTGCTCTTCGGCAATTGGAAGATCCGGCCGGCCGCCGGGCTCTACTTCAAGCACGAATGGTGCGCCATCGTCGACGAGGTCCCGGCCGACCTCGATGTCGTGCGCTATTGGGATCTCGCGGCCACCGAAAAGACCGAGCTCAACGATCCCGATTGGACGGTCGGCATCAAGCTCGGCCGCGACACGTCAGGCGGCTACTACTTGCTGGATATGGTGCACGCGCGAGCCAATCCGGGCGATGTCGAGCGCCTGATGCTTAACATTGCCCAGCAGGACGGCAGACGGGTTCGCATCGGTTTCGGTCAGGATCCGGGGCAGGCCGGCAAGAGCCAGGCGCAACATCTGGTGCGCGCGCTCGATGGCTTTACCGTAACGCCGGCCGCGGAGAGTGGCGACAAGCTGACCCGCTTCGGGCCGTTCAGCTCGCAGTGCCGCGCCGGTAACATCAAGATCCGGCGCGGTCGGTGGAACGCGGAGCTGTTCCGCGTGCTCGAAGGCTTTCCCGAACTCGCCCATGACGATGAAGTCGACGCCTGCAGCGGAGCCTTGGAAATGCTCAACCCCCAAATGGAGGGCTACGGCATCTTCGAATTGATGCGCCGGCAGGCGCAAGCGCTCAAGGAGAAGCGCCAGCCGCCGCCGCCCGCCAAACCGATTTTTGCCAAGGGCTCGATGGAATGGCAGAGGGAGCAAGAGGAAAAGATGAAAGCCCAACTCGAGGCCGCTGCAGGGGATTGCGCTGGCGGCTCGTCTCTGACCGGATCGGGTTCCGAAGCGCCGTAAGTCAGGCCGGGATTCCGACGAGTTAGGGATGAGGGCCGTCTCGCAACCGAAGCGCATCATGCCGGTCCTCGTGCTAGGATCAGACAAATGCTTCACAGCTGGTCGGCACCATATCGCGCTCTGGGCTGGCACCATGCCGAATGCGATAATCATCTGACTGGGTCTGAGCACTAGAAGGTTGACCCATGCCGCGACACCAAGACATATCGGCGAAAAAGTCAGTAGCCTCGGGCTGTAAGGACCGGAAAAGGACGGCTTATTGATAAGATGCTTCAAATCTATTCAATCACTTCGTTAAGAGGGGTCTCGAGCGGATGACCGTTGCGCTGAGTTGAACGGAACGGCTACGCCGTAGGGGGCCGCGGCATCGCCTGAGGGTCGCTGGTGAAGCTATCGTCTGCATCGAGACGGGATGGTCCCGTTTTCGATGACGAAGGAGCAGACGATGTCACCGTTACGTGCTCGCATGATCGAGGACATGAAGCTGGCCGGCTTGGCAGCCACGACCCAGGAGAT